GGCATCTACTACTACAGAGGTACTACTTAAATATGACATACGAAAGTGGCTTTTAAATAAATATATTCAATTTGGTTTTTTATTGTATCAAGTTCTGCTGTTTCAAGGCTTTCACGACATTACCGGCGTTATCTCTAACTGGTGGATCTATGTACTGAGGGAATAAAAGTCCATTCTCAACTAGACTCTGATCTTTAGGGTTATATCTAAGCATCACATTAGTTTCATCTGGCACGTGTTTCCAAACTATATACCTACAGGCTTTAAATTGAGCACCTGTTATAGACTCAACTGGAACTCCTGAGCCTGAAGTAAATAATGCTAGGTTTACAGGTTTATCTAATTCAGCTAATAGTACAGACCCTGTTATATTATTCACGCTTCCTGACTGTCTTACATTCTTAATTACATACTCAAATCTTTCATCCCAACCTAAAGATGAGGTATTGTAGAAAGAAATTCTATCTCCAGTTTGTAAAGTAAAAGGAAGTATTGCTGGAGGAAGTGATGATCCTGGCCAATAAGGATCGGACACAGAATTAAACGTAATAGGTCCTACTGCACTATTGTAATAGTAAGACATAGTACAGTTAAATATTATTTCGTTAGATTGAGATAGATAATACAAACATGGTTGAGAGCTAGTAACTTCTGTTTGATAATACGTAAATGTATTAGACCCTCCTCCTGTAGAACCTCCAGTTCCACCAGCTGTTATGCTATCAATTGTTATGTTACAGTTAGGGAAAGGAACAGAGCAGCCAGATTTGTAAGGCCAGTGTGTTCCATTATACTCGCTAGCACCACTACCTTGACCAGAATTACCCCAACTACTTAGTGTGAGCCCATATCCAGTAACACCACTTTCTTGAGAAGACAGTACAACAATAGTTACATTTTCACTAGCAGAACAGTCCTCAGAACCTATATTTAATTGAGCAGTTACATTAATGAATATTTTAGGATGCGTTCCAGGAGTTCCTGTATAAGAGGCAGATATATAAAATTGGTAATCACTAGTTCCACCACATCTTTGTCCTGGTGTAGGACTTGCTTCTATTTCATTTTCTGTAACCCACCAAGATAATTGCCAGTTGCTAGGATCTAAATAACCAGAACTAGGTGTTAAACCTGAACCTTGAGTAATAATTGTTTCAACTGGTTTAGTTAAAGTAAATGATTGATAAGTTGCTGAACCACTTATATTGTGTAAAATAGGAAGGTATCTCCAACCGCCTTCATAGATCTCAAGATCTGGATTATTTGCTAGTTGTTGGGTGTATGGGTTAGTTTCATCATAGTCAAATAGAGATATATTTGTAGTCTCTTGCGATTTGAATATATTTTGTACAGAGAATAAATTCTTATTTGCTTTAGTTAAGTCAAGTACATTTTGATTGTTATCTATAATGTATTTGATCTGAGCATTTGATCTGTTAGGTAAAAATAGAGACGCTGAATAAATGTTTACAAGATAAGCATATTGATATTTTATTTTATCAATAGCCGCAGTGTCACCGTATGAAATGTTTGCTGAGCTTTCTGTATTATATTCTTCACTTATTGTTTTTGATCCACGATATCTTGGTATAACTGATCTTTCTAGATTATAGTTATAATCTTGTACTTGCGCGTAAGGACTATTAGGATTGGTATATGTAGCGTAGTTGTTTATTTGTGCATTATTAATAGACTGAGTAACTATTCCGTAGTTAACAGGAATTAATTGATCAGAATTATAATCAAGATCAAATAGCTCAACAGATCTTACAGACGCAGTTACATTTTGATATAATGCACCTAAATTTACTTGAATAAAACCAGAACCTGTACCTGGTAAATTTGAAGCTTCAGATTGATCAAATGCTTGTCCGCTGGATCCTACTATTTTTGATCCACTAAATTCTCCGTTATATAATTCTATATTTTGTGAACTAGAATAAGAAGCCTCTCCTAAAGGTGTTATTACAAACCCTGACCAATTAGCAGATCCAGATATTGCTCCACCATAACTAGCACTAATGTTAAGCATATCAATAGACTGAGAATAGTCATTGAATGTTACAGTAGGTTCATGACGAGCATATTTGTTTCTTTCGTATAAATGTGACTTAATTATAATACCTGTAGATACATTTGCTCTAGCAGGTACAAAATCTTTAATGACTTTAAATAGAGAGTTATTGTAGAACTTCAACAGTCTTACATATTCCCAAACACTATTAGGCTGAGTATATGTTGCAAAATATGCATTACTAGCACTAACTAGAGGTTGATATGATGAAGAGTATTGATATCCTGGAGCTCCTATTAATTGGTTAATGTCAAAATATCCTTGAGATGCAGTAATATTTGTATTGATTACATCGGCTGGAGAAAATCCAATCTCTACATTTGTATTATTTAATCTATCGTTATTTGTATAGTATTGTAATGTAGTATATGGAGATAAAAGAGAAGAAGACAGTTCTAAACTACCAGTTACAATACCAGCTGAACCTGTAGTTATTCCAATTTTAAAATCAGAAGTATTAATATCTAAAACACCATCAACTGACCCAATAGGGTTTCCTCCAAACTCACGAACTGTTAATATACTTTCTGGTACACCATACGTTGCGATAAGCGCCTTAATACCTCTTTCTGTACCTTTTGTTTTTAGTAGATACGGTAGATTGTGATAGAGTCTTTTATATAACTCATCTTGTATAGTGGCAGCAGGAAGTGTCGTTAAACTTGAAGTGACATAATTAGTGATGATCTCTGATCCTGTTGGAGGAAGTAAAGATCCATCTTCATTGATACCAAATAATGTGTAATATAGGTTATCCGATACGTTAGTATTTGTATATAACTGCACACCAAAGCCGCGTAATGCGTCAGAAACGAGGTCTAATGATATACCGGTATCAGGGTTATTTGTGGCATTGTATCTATTAGAAACATCTTTATAGTATAACCATATATTGTCAAAGTGTTGACCAATCATGTCAACGAAAGTGACATATGGTTGATTACTTGAATCATCTAGTAAATATTGAGGAATGACATTACGAAGAGCATCTTTATTAGTTGTATCATAATAAGACGCACTAAACAGTAATGATTGTGTAGTAGGTGTTGGTACAGTGGTAGTACTTCCTAGAAAATTGGTAGCTTGAGAAGACGTAACTGAATATAGGGCGTATGGTTGAGTCGTATTACTTTTTGGCCAAGCCCAACTAGATGAATTAAAATATAAAAAGTATTCGTATATATCAAAATTCTTAATTATGTTGTCTATTTGTTGTTGCAGAGAATTAATGCTAGAAGTAACAATAGTAGAACTTCCAGCACCACCTACAATAGATTGTTGAGAAGATAGATCTGCACTTTTAGATTCTATTAGTTGCAACTTGTAAACAAAGTTTCTAACTCTTTCCTCAGCATTAGAGAAGTGGATAAAGTTTGAAAAACTGCTATAATCAACATTAATATCAACAGACTTATCTTGGTAGTAACTTAATAGTTTTTGAAACGATGAACTTACTGGACTAGATATTAAATTATTGTAGTTATAGTATGGTGTAGTTTGCCCGTTCTTTGTATTAACATTAACATTAAAATTAGGACCACGAAGACCATTGATATCTTGTTGAGGATCTACTTCTACTTGAATATCTACGTTAAAACTAACTGACTCAGCTACCTTATCTACTATCCATAGTTGAGATTTTATATCAAATTCTGTAGGTAAAGGCTCGTACAGTTTTATTAAAAGATAACTACCTTCTTCATCTTCTGTTAAAGCTACATTATTTGCAGTTATGATTTGATTACTACCAAAGTTAAGATAGAATATTGGGTAGTAATTTTTTGTGGCAATGTATGCTTGATATTCAGAAAAACCTTCTCTTATTACTGCATCTGATAATACTTGAGATGCTAATTTAATTTCGCGTCTGGTTTGGGATATTTCTTTGATCCAATATTGAGTACCAAACTGAGAATTAAATAACTTTTTATAGAAGTTATATTGAATATTTAAATTACCTCTATTAAAACCTCTGTTTCTTAAATCTTTTTCTGGCTCTAAAGTTAGAGCAGAGTATGTATCGTTCTTTGGGTTATTAAGTAGATATGGATAATAATCAAAAGCATCATAGTCAAAATCTATTAACTGGCCTAATTGATCATATATAAATAACTCAATGTAGTCACCATTAGCTCCAAAAATAGAGTTAATAAAATTAGACGTGACTAACGACTTATCTAAAGGAGTTAGTTCTACAGGTTGTTTACCTTCACCAGAATATGTTATATTAACTAATTCCATTATATTAAGCTATTGATATCTGTAAACGACTGGTTTAAATCTAATAATTGTTGACGAAGTGAGTTAATCTCTTCAATGAGTGCTTGTTTTTCTGCATCTATAACTGATCCTCCAATATATTGTTGACTTTGTTCAACAAGATAGGTGTGAGAGTTAATAGATCCTGATACAGGTATTTCAAAGAAAAGATCTTGATAATACTGAAAGAACTCGTCTACAGTAATTTCAGGAGCTGTGTCTACAACATCTGGGGTAAGTAATTCCTCAAAATTTGTATCAACAGCTTTGGTATATGTGTTTATACCATATATTTCCTTAACTAACTGTACGTTTGCCATTATCTAACTACTTTAAAAATAAGGTTATTGTCTACTTCAAAAGATTCTCCGTCTGATAAAGTTGTTCTAATAAGTACCTTATAATATCTTTCTGGTTCTAGACCATTCATATACATGTTAAAATAACTACTAGTTGCATCACAACTAATCTTTGTATACGTAGTGTCAAAGTTTACTACCATGTCTTCTGTCTTTACATCTTGTAAAGCCCAATATGAAGTTTGTGGAAGGGCTTTATTAGTTGTATAAAAAGAAGACGTTGTAAACGTTCTAACAGGATATTTGTCTCTAGCGTTGATTCTTAATTTATACCTCTCAGT